CTTACATAATGGCTAAATTATTAAAACTAAGACGTGGTACAACTACGCAACATGGTAGCTTTACTGGAGCCGAAGGTGAAGTTACTGTCGATACAGATAAAGATTCTCTTGTTGTTCATAATGGTTCAACTGCTGGAGGATTCCCAATAGCAAGATCACCTGCAACAGCTGGTACTGTTGGTACTTCAGAAGTAGTACAAGTTGATGCTAACAAAGATGCTTCTGGATTTAGAAATATAACTGCAACAGGTGAATTAGATGCTGCTACTTTAGATATATCAGGTGATGCTGATATTGATGGTACATTAGAAGCAGATGCATATACAGTAAATGGTACAGCTCTTAATGAGTATATATCTGATACTGTTGGTGCAATGGTAGGAAGTAATACTGAAACAGGTATTGCAGTAACATATGAAGATGGTGATAATACATTAGATTTTGTTCTAGGTGCAGCTCAATCTACTGTTACTTCATTAGGTACATTAACTGGTCTTACAGTAGCAGGTGATGTAGCCTTTGATAATGGGACTAATGCTGGTAAAGATATTACTTGGGATGAATCTGATAATGCATTAGAATTTGCAGATGATGTTAAAGCTGTATTTGGTACTGATGCAGATTCCGAGATATATCATAATGACACTGATTTATATATAGATAATGATAAAGGTTCCATTAAAATTAGATCTAATGTAGCTTCAGATGTTGGTGGTGATATACATTTAATGCCTCATGATGATGAATATGGTATAAAGATTATCCATGATGATGCTGTTGAACTCTACCATAATAATGTAAAGAAACTTGAAACAACCGCGTCAGGTATAACTGTAACAGGTGGATGGACTGCTACTGCAGATTCCCGTTTAGGAGACGGTAATAGTCTTGTCTTAGGTGCTGGTAATGATGGACTCTTATTCTCAGATGGAACGAATGGTATTTATAGAACTGGAGCTGCTGCTGGTACATTTACAATACAAAGTGGAGCTGGTACACCTGAAACCATAGCTGTCTTTACTGGAGATGCAGGTACAGAGCTCTATCATGATAATGTTAAAACCTTTAACACAATTGCTAATGGTATAAATGTTACTGGAACAGAAGGTGCTTCTGCATTTATAGAATTGTATGCTGATGAAGGTGATGACAATGCCGATAAGTGGAGAGTAGAATCTGCTCAAGCTGATAATAAATTAAAAATCCAACATTATGGAGCTGGTTCTTGGGTAACTGAAACAGAATTAGATGCATCAGGAAATCTTGTTGCTACAGGTAACGTAACTGCTTACTCTGATGCCAGACTAAAGACAGATGTCGATACTATTGAAAATGCACTAGATAAAGTAACTAAACTCAGAGGTGTATCTTATACTAAAGTAGATACTCAAGAAAGAGGTATTGGTGTTATAGCTCAAGAGATTGAAGAAGTAATCCCTGAAGTTGTACAAGACGGTGCATTCAAATCCGTTGCTTACGGTAATATTGTGGGTGTCTTAATCGAAGCTATTAAGGAACTCAAAACTGAAATCGACGAATTAAAAGGAGGTAAGTAATGGCTTGTCCATCTAGCGGAACTATTACAATACAAGATTTAGTTGATGAGTTTGGGGGGTCTACCCCTCACTCATTAAGTGAATATTATAGAAATGGGTCTTATGTGCCAGGAAATAATACTAATGTACCTACATCAGGTGCTATTCAATTAGATGATTTCTATGGTGCTGTTAATGAAGTACAATATACAATTAGTGCAGATACTGCAAATCTAAACCTAGAAACTGCATTTACTACATCTAATTGGGAATCTACTGTACCTAAGAGGCTTATTATTAATGCTACTAAAAACGTATATGGTACAGGTGCAAATGCTGCAATTACAGCTCCTGATGGTATGTTAGGCACACTTATTATTGATAATAATGGTAATGTTTATGGTGCAGCAGGTGCAGGTGGTGCAGCAACAGCAGATGGTAGTGTAGGTGGTGATGCGATATCATTCCATGCAAATATAACTACAGGTGTAACTATAAATAATGCAAATGGCGCTAAAATCCAAGCTGGCGGAGGCGGCGGCGGCGGCGGTGCTGCTGGCGGAACTGGCGGTGGCGGCGGTCATGGTTCTAAAGCAACGTGTTATAACTACCCAGCTCAGTATTGTTGGAGTTGGTATTGCCAAATGAATAATGGTGCGTATTGGCAAAATGCAAGCTGTTCTTCAGGAGGTTCTGGTGGTGCCGGAGGCGCTGGCGGAGCTGGTGGAGCTGGTGGGACTTACCAAGCTTTAACAGGAACTGCAGGCTCATCAGGAGCTGCAGGAGTTGCAGGATCAGCAGGACAAGGACCGCAATCTTGTAATGCTGGAGCTTGTACTGCTGGAGCTTCAGGAGCAGCTGGCGATGGCGGAGCTGGAGGTACTGGCGGAACTGGCGGAGCAGGTGGTGCAATTGGTGCAACTGGATCTGATGGTGCAGCTGGAGGTACTGGAGGTACTGGAAACTCTGGCGGTACAAGTGGCGGAAAACAATGCTGTAAAAGCTCCCAATGTGGAACTATTACTGGAAATCAAAATAGTTGCAAAGCTTGTAATAATAGTCTCCCCACATACGAAAATATTTATGCCCAAGCTCAATCCTCAATTTGTGGAGGAGGTGGTTCTTCTGGAGGAGCTGGGGCTACAGATCAAGGTTCAGGCGGTCTAGCAGGTTATTACCTTGTAGATCCAGGTACTGCAGTCACTATGAATAATAGTGGTACTTTAACAGGACGCTCTTAATTAACATTAAAATTAAATTATGTCAATAACATATAAAGTAACAGATGTTACAAAATCATCTATGACCGTTTCTTATGAGACAGGGGAATGGGCTAGATTTCCACTTAAAAAGGGTACAACTAAAGATCAACTAGAAGCTATCATCAGAAACTATGGTCCAAGTCCTAGTGAAGAGGAACCATTTGATAAAGTATCAGATGTGCCATTACAATTGAATGCTTCAGGAACTATAACTGATGCTAAAGAACAGCAAGCTGTAGAACAACAACTAACTGAAGAAGCAAGTGATAATGAAGCTATTGATTATAAAACACAACGAAAAGAACAATATCCTAGTGTTTTAGATCAATTAGAAGCTTTATATCAAGCACGTAAAGGGGATAATACTAAACTAAACCAAGTAGATGCTATTATAGATGAAGTTAAAGCGAGTATACCAAAAACTACTCCTGATACGACTAAAAAAGCTTGGAATGACGCAGTTAAAAATGGAACCTTTGATGATCGTTCTGGAAATAAAAAGAATATTTATAGTGCAGAACAAGTATTAGGTAGATCATTTATAGAATAAAAATGAATCTAATTGAGGAAACTTTAGCAAAAGCCAGGGAGACTCATAAGAAACGTATTGCTATCTGCAAAGAATGCCCTGAATTAAGGGAAAATATAATGCAATGTAAAAAGTGTGGCTGCTTTGTTAACGCTAAAGCCATATTTGCTGATATGCATTGCCCATTAGATAAATGGTAGATATACCTAAAGCAAACCTCCCTAAAGCTTTAGATATCCCTCAGATCTACTTTAAACCGCCTACAGCGGACGTTCCTGCCTATAAACCTATGATCGTACCCCCAGCCGATTTGGAGCGTCCTGAAGAGACTGAGGCGGAAGAGACAACAGAAGAGCCAGAAGCTCCTACTTTAAAGATTCCGGTATTAGATATACAAATGCCTATACCGGAAACTGCAGTAGTAGTTACGGCTGTTACAACAGCTGTCATAGCAGTTACAACAACCACTATTACTCAATCTTTATTTGAACCAATTAAGAAGAAGGTTCAGAAACAATTACAAGCTAAAGTAAATAAATGGAAGGAAAACCGGAAGACAAAAGAGGACTCCTCGGAAAACTTAAAGACGGAATAGAAGATCAAGACGCCCAAATTCAGATACTAGGAGCATTCGTCAGACTTGGCGTTGTTGTTTGGTCTGGATTTATCATAACATTAAATTACATTGAAATTCCAGTAGTTAAGAAATCTGGTAATTCAGATATCACGTTCGTGGCATCGGTGTTTACAGGAGCACTTGCTACTTTTGGCTTATCCACTGGTAATAATAAAGATAAAGGTAATGGTAAACCCGTTAACTGTCCTATGGTAAAGAAAAAGGAAGAATGAAGAAATGGCTATTACTCTTCCTACTGGCATCACCCACGGTAGCGAGAGCAGAGTTAGTAACCCCTCAATTTACACAGGGGTCGATGAACTCGACAACAACTACCACCCAAGAAATCGTAGAGGAAATTACAACGACAACCTATGGCTCTGCACTAAATTCATGGGATGGAATCAATATTACTCATACTTCAGCAAGTTCTGGAGGATTAGTAGACTCAGATTCCGTCTTCACGCTACATACAGTTGGCGATCCCTTCTCATTAGAAATAGTGACAAGAGCAGCCAGTCAAGTGCTGTCAGTAACAGAAATAGAACGAGAAATCGACACTACTTCTACTACGGTCTCCTTATCAGTCTTCTCTCAATAACACCAGTTCGTGCTGGAGAAGGTGAAACAAATAACACTTCTAACCCCGTGGCGGCTGCAACGGGCAATGTGACCAACCAAGCCGTCCAATTTCAGAACAATGGTGCTCCATCTAGACAGCACTATGGTCCTAATATAAGCTGTAATGGCAGCACAATGACTTTTTCCCCATTCTATATGGGTAATCATACCTCTCCTTATGATGATACTATGACTCAACAGAGTTATACAGTAGCAGAAAACTGGGGATTCCAAGTTAACTTCATGGTTCCTTTAGATAAGGGAGGTTTAGAACAATGCAGACAGATGGCTGCACGTCAGGAAGAAAAGATGCAACTTAATTACGAGCTAGTAAGAATCGACAATTGTGCTAAGCTCCAACAAAAAGGTTTCATGTTAATGCCTGGTTCTCGTGTATATCATCTATGTAATGATGTAATACCTATAGCTGCCTGGGAAAAAGCACAAGCAAGAGTTCTTAAATGTAAGAGTCCACCTAAGCCATGGTATAAACCATGGTATAAACCTATAGAGCAATGTCAAATGAGTACACTATCTGATCAAAGAGAAGCAAGAGCAAAAGCAGAAGCTGAAAAGAAAACTAAAAAACAGTCTAAAACAGAAGAGAAAACCACTACCACTAAAGAATAATGATCCTATTAATCAAGCCCATCCTATTCGCCTTCTTGAAGTCAGATTCAGTCAAGAAGCTTGTAGTAGATCTATTAGAAGCTTATGTAGCTAGAACTGATAATAAATTAGATGATCAAGCACTTAAAATTGTAAAAGAGAAACTATTTAACTAATGCATAAAGCCACTGAAGACCAGTTCAATGAATTACATAGCCTTGTCACAACAGAATTCCTACAACGGGTAAAAAGTGGCACTGCTACAACACAAGACTTAAAAGCTGCTTGTGACTGGTTAAAAACAAATGAGATAAGCGGTATTGCTTACGAAGGTAGTCCTTTAGATAAGCTAGCTAATATAATACCTAAAGTAGACCCTGAACTCGTAAAACGGAGAATGTATGGCAAAATCGTCAACGCAAACCTATAAAACTAATGCATCTGCCCGTGCTAAGCATGTCAAGGACAATAGTCCTGGAGGTAAATATGCCCACTCTAAGAAGTATAAACGGGATCATGGTAAAGCAAGAGCTGCACTAGGCATACCTAAAGGTTCTAAATCTGATGCGTCTAAGCAATCCGATGGTTCCTATAAAACAGAGAGTCGTAAGACAAATCGTGGAAGAGGAGGAGGTCAAAGGAAATAATGGGATTTTTCAATCAACCTAGTAGACAATTCGATAAGGATACTGGATTACTAAAAGGTTGGGAACGAGTTGAAATTAAAGATGGAATAAGATATGTACCTACAGGTCAAGCAATTGGTTCCGAGCAGGAACTTAACGAAGAACAGTATCAGGATTTAGTAAGTCAGAAAACTTCTAAAGTTAATATAACGGATATACCTCAAAGTGATGATGATCCTAAAGGTACTAGATTTGTAAAACAAACTGCTGGTGCTTTCCATAATCTGGCATATGAAAATCCAGAACTTACGGGTTTTCTATCTGGAACTGCTAGATTTATGACTGGTATTGGAGAAGATCTGAAACTATCTGCCCAAGATCCAAATGAAACAGATATTGGTAAACGTCTATTAGGTACTTTTTTAACAGGTGAAGATTGGACTATCCAACAATCTGCTAAAGGTGCTCAAATGTGGGCTACAGGTGCAGATATTTATAATCCATGGACTGAAGAACGAATAGGTAGTTTACCTGATTTGAATATTGATCCAACACTTGCTGGAGTTGTTGGAGGTGCAACTGCAGGTATAGTTACAGGTAATATCACTGATAAAGGTGTAAGACAATTAAGTAAGTTAAAAAATATAGTCCCTCCTTCAAGTGGGCAATTAGCTTATGCAGGTATTGCTGTAACAGATAGTCCTGGTTTACTTAAACAAGCAGCATTAGATCAATTACCTTCAAGCGCAACACCATTACAATCCGTTTCTGGTGTCAATCCTCAAGATACTGTAAGAGGATCTCAACGAATAGCTGGTTTAAAAACTTTAGTAAAATCTGATCCACCAATTAAAGATGTACAAGGGTTTGTTAAAACTGGTAAAAAAGAATTAATAGAAACTAAACCTCAAAAAATCCAACGATATTTAGAACAAGGTGATTCTCAATATCTTAAATCTAAATATAAAAACCCACAAGCTGGGTATTGGAATGCAAAGAAATTATCAACGAATCCTAAATTATTAAATAAAGTTATAAAAAAACATGATGAAGTAACTGTATTATTTGATAAATGGTCTGCTTTAAAGAAACGAGGTGCATCATCAAAACAAATCAGTGATGCTCAAAGAGAATTATATGATAAATTAGGAGAAAACTTTTTTAATGAATCATCTTTAATTTATGGTACTCATCCATTAGGAAAAGCAGCTCGAAAGAAATTAGTTGAAACATCTCAGTGGTTTAGTAATGATCATTGGCATCATATTTTTGGTAACAAAGAAATCGGTGAATTTTTGTTAACAGAAGCTGCTCAAGATCCATTAATAGCTGTTAATTTATTCAAACATATGAAAAAAAGAGGGCTCACTAGTTCTGGTGTTGCGGATAATATTCTAATAATGAAGAAAACAGGACATGATAATTTCCATGAGTTCTTGAAAAAAATAGGTATCCAAGAGCGGTATGGTAGAGGAACATCTGCTAATTTTGAATCATTTGGTCAAGAGATTTCTAAAGTAATGCGTGGTGAAGCAAAAGCTGCTAAAACTTTTACAACTGAAACAGGTGAAGTTATACAAAAAGGCACTCGATATGCACAAGATTCAGAAGCTGTTAATGAATTATTTACTATGATAGATGTATATGCAGATCAAAATAAATTCATACGTCAAAAGTTTAAAGAAGGTAAAATAACCGTAATGGAACCAACTGGTAGTAAAGGATTAAGAACAGTTGTTCCTAATGGTTATAAAGCTAAAAAAGGTGAAACAGTATTAGAATTTGATTTAACAGCTAATGTAGATAAATTTGGTAAAACACAAAAATCTCAATTACCAGAAGTATACTCTAAAAAAGTTAAAAATATCCAAGATATTGTTGACAAACATTCTAAATAAACAATTATGAACAACAAAAACAACACAGCAAAACATCCAGGTTGGACAGGTAATACTAATCCAGCTAAATATGGTATTGACGTAAACAAACCTTATGAATCACCTGGACCTAGTATTCCAATAAACTCATTGCTTAAAAAGCAGGCAAGGAAAAAACCAAAAGGACCGAATTCAGTAAACGTATGAACGATACCGTACTAGCTTTACAGGAAGATTTCAAACTCTTCCTTCAAGCATTATGGTCCCAACTTGACTTACCTTCTCCCACGAGAGCTCAATATGCAATCGCAGACTATCTTCAAAATGGACCTAAGCGTCTTCAGATACAGGCTTTCCGTGGCGTTGGAAAGTCGTGGATCACAGGAGCCTTCGTCCTCTGGACTCTCTTTAACGATCCAGAAAGAAAAATTATGATCATATCAGCCTCTAAAGAACGGGCTGATAACATGTCAATCTTCTTACAAAAACTAATCATTGAAACTCCATGGCTAGCACATCTACAACCGAAATCGGACGATTCACGTTGGAGTCGCATCAGCTTCGACGTCGCCTGTTCACCTCACCAAGCCCCAAGCGTAAAGTCGGTGGGCATAACTGGTCAGCTAACAGGAAGTCGCGCGGATTTAATGATTTTGGACGATATAGAAGTTCCTGGAAACTCCATGACCGAGTTAATGCGTGAGAAACTTCTTCAACTTTGCACAGAAGCGGAATCTATCCTTACACCCAAGGATGATAGCCGTATTATGTATCTCGGGACTCCTCAGACTGTTTTTACTGTATATCGTAAGCTGGCTGAGCGTAACTACCGTCCCATGGTCTGGCCAAGTAGATACCCAAGACAAGATAAACTATCCAAGTACGAAGGATTACTAGCACCTCAGATCCAGGATGACCTCGATTCAGGGGCGTTAGAATGGGATCCTACAGATGATAGGTTTGATAATGAAGACCTAGTAGAACGTGAAGCATCTATGGGTCGTTCTAACTTTATGCTTCAATTTCAATTAGATACCTCCCTATCCGATGCAGAGAAATTCCCTCTTAAAATGTCTGATCTTGTTGTCACTAGTATCAATCCTACTAAAGCTCCTGACAATATCATCTGGTGCTCAGACCCATCAAACGTTATTAAAGATCTCCCAACAGTTGGACTACCTGGTGATTACTTCTACTCACCAATGCAGATCCAAGGAGAATGGACTCCATATACAGAGACTATCTGCTCAGTAGACCCTTCTGGAAGGGGCTCAGATGAGACTGCAGCCTGCTTCATTTCCCAAAAGAATGGTTTCCTATATGTACATGAAATGAGGGCGTATAGAGACGGTTACAGTGACAAGACACTCTTGGATATTTTAAAAGGTTGTAAAAAGTATGATGTTAAGACATTATTAATCGAATCTAACTTCGGAGATGGTATTGTAGCTGAACTATTTAAAAAACATATACAACAGACAAACCAAAACATATTTATAGAAGAAACTAGAGCTAATGTTAGGAAAGAAGATAGGATCATTGATAGCTTGGAGCCAGTTATTAATCAACATCGCCTTATACTTAACCGTAGCGTTGTTGAGTGGGATTATAAATCTAATCCAAACGAAGCTCCAGAACTTCGTCTTCTCTATATGCTTTTCTATCAAATGTCCCGTATGTGTAGGGAAAAAGGTGCAGTTAAACATGATGATAGACTCGACTGCCTTGCTCAAGGAGTAAAGTATTATACAGATGCACTCTCTATCAGTGCTCAGGAGGCTATCAAGACACGTAAACGTGATGAATGGAACTCTATGCTGGAAGACTTCATAGACAACCCTCATAGCTCCGCTAATCACATAGTCTTTGGAATGAATAAAGACCAAAGAGATAAAGCTAGAGGTTTAGAGAATGGAAAGTCAGTCTCTACCTGGGTTTAAACCTGGCTCTAACTATACAGGGGAAAGGAAGGGTGGACCTGACCCCCCAGAGGGATCTTATCTACTTCGTAGACATCGATCCCTCTCTTAATACTTATATTACTTATTTCCTCAACAAGAAATTCCTAATATACCTATTACACTTACTATAACATGAAGAAACACCAAATTAAGTCTTGCTGGTATTATGTATTCTGGGGAGCAGCTACACTTTCTGTACTTATTGGACAATTACATGTAGGAAGTGGTTATAAACGTATGGCAAACGGCTTGGAACTGTCCTTGCTAAGCGAGCAGCGGAGCTGCGAGCGTTAACCCGTCAATATTTAGCATAAATTTCTGAAGGCATATACGTAAAAGGCTGGGATCCGTTCCCCCCCAAGGGGTCTCGGGCTAATACTTTATACTTATAATTAATATTAATTCTTAATTGTTATTACTTAGTGAATAATATTACATAGGGGGGGGGGTGTCCCGCGCGCGCTACGCGCTCGCTTTCAGGGCGCGGGGCAAACACGGCGACCCGAGCGAGCGAAGCGAGCGAGGATGTCTACTGATTAGAGTAGTACATGTGTACGCCTACTCATGTGAGCATCTGTATGCTATTGAATATGACAGAGTGTTAAGCACTATTGACCTTGACCAAGGATCTTGCTATACTATGAATATACACACGAGGTTAAACGATGAACACAACAGCATTCAATTTCAATTATGATCCTAAGACTCAAACAGATCGTGAGCAGCTTTGCATGAATCTTGCTTTGCTTTGCGATGGTGATGCAAGCATGATGAATGCGGTCATCCTTGAGTACGTTTCATTGTTGAACGAGTATCGCCTTGATGATATGCTTGAGTTCACAACAAAAGAAGTACGTGCTAATGTATAACAGATTGTTAAGCACTCTTGACTTTCGCCACGTTCTACCCTATACTAAGAATATGGAAAACACAGATCGTTATTACCAAGCTTACCTCGAACGCTATCCCAATGATACGTATGAGGAATACCTCGAAGCACTCCACGAATTCTTAAACGGTTATTAATTATGTTCAACTCTGATCTCACTCCAATGTTCGATGGTTGCGTTATGATGAATGAGAATGCTAAGCATGATGAGGCAGTGATGAATGTTCTTCAAACTGCGCAAGCTGAGCAATTTCAATTCAAGGGAACATGGGGTGATCGTTACTCCATTGATGAATGGAGAACATCATACGATTATCTTCATGATGGTGCACTCGGAGATTATCCCGAGGAATAACAGATCAACCCTTTGATCCTTTCCTTAAGCATTACTACTCAGTGCTTAATGAAGGGTTCAAGATTACTCTTCACTCAATCCCAATCTTATTATGTTCAACATGTTTTTAGAAGTTCCAACCCGTACAAGCACGGCGATAGAATCACTCAAGGTTGATGCCTTGTCTGGTCAAGCTTACGTAGTATTTAAGACTGGTTACTCATATGCTTATGGTAACGTAAGCAAGCGAGCCATCATCAATGTCTTATTCAATCCAGACATTAGCCTTGGTTTCTGGG